TTAGCCCTGAGGCATCGCGCTGAAGTCTGCGCGCGTCGCCCTGTTATTCGGCGGGCCATCCTGAATCGTCTCCGGACGCTTACCAGAGCCAAGCGTAGGAACGGGCGGCGCAATGCCCATAGAAACGACCTGAGAGCCATTTTGAGGCGGCGAGGCCGGAGTATTAGGCTTTGACGTAGAAAGCGCCTCAGGGGCCGCCACGCGATCCCCATCACGCTTATTAGGCTCAGGATCGAAATCCAAGAAAACGCCCTCCTGCGCAATCTTGATGCACATGTTGAACTCGACGCCCATCGGCGTACCGTCCTGCGAATAGCACTTGCACCGGATAGCCCGCTGATCTCGCACCGACCCGATCTGAATACATGCAGCCGGCACCGGCACGCGAGAAGGCTTAGTGAGCTCGTCATACTTCGGCGCCGTTGACTGGAGACCCACAACACGGGGGGTCTCTCTCCACATATAGTCCTCCGCATCCGCCCGCCGATCGACAGGAATAGACTTCGGCCCCGCATCAACAGGCTTGCCACTCACCACACTCCCCAAAGTAGAAACAGACGATGCGGCAGGCGCGTCAGACGACGAAAGCCGGTTATAAAAGAAGTAGGCGAGCCAAAGTGCAGCACAGACCAACAAAACAGCCATCACCGCCAAAAACTTGACACGCCAAGGAATCGCAGCCTTCATAGTGTGAACTTTTGCGGACTTGTACTTGCCATACAAGCTCTTATCGAACGACCACCTGGAGCTTTGCGAGTCGCGACGAGCGCCCGACCTGTCGCAGTTATCCTTCACCGCATCCCACACGTGAACCGTTGATGCCTGAAAGCCCCAAATACGAATCAGATGCCTATGACGACCAGTTAGCCTACGTACAGCGGGATCGATCAAGCTCGGGTGCTGCGTGATCAGGTACAGGTCGATGCCCAAATGGCGATGCTCCTCTAAGTCCGTGACGAACTTGTCAGGCACCGAGCCAAGCGTACGATTCCGGAAGGTCTTCTGCGCCTCGTCAATAACGACAATCCCATTTGGCGGCACAGAAGCCCAATCCTTCGGAGACTCGAGCAACTCCCAATCGAGCTTCAATTCTTGAATGCCGTGATAGAACACCGGCCTATTCTCGCGCTCTGCCCTCTCCAGCACATGAGACAAGGTCCACAACGTTTTACCGTTACCCGGAATCCCGGTAATCATTTCAATCGCCACGCCTACGCCCCCTTAGTAACGAGTCGCGTAAACGTCGCACTACCAGCCATCTTAATGACCGAAGCCGCCGCGTAGGCCGAGAACATCATGCTTATCGCCTTATCGACCCACAGGTAGCCCAGAAGCTGGACGGCCTGAGCTGGCATCGCATTCATATTCGACTTGATCTGAACGAGCAACCAGTCAACACCAGCATTCACACCCTTAAACGTAACAAAAGTAAGGCTTAGCGCCAAAAGCACACGACCAACGAGCGGCCCCGTAAGCCGCAACAACAAACCACCAAGCGCATAGAGCAAAGGCATGATTTAGCTCCCAAGAACTGCACCCGACAGGATGCGGAATGAAATAAGAGAAGCCGCCACCATCAACGCATATCGCAAGACGATCAATGCACTAGCGGCCTTAGAAAAGGGAATCACAATCGACTGCCCCTGAAACTCCACGGACACATCATCGATGGGTGCACCGCCACCCAACCAACCATCAGCACTAAGCGCCGAAACATCAACGGTCGTACCGTTTCCGGGTGCTGGCAAGCTTCCCTTTTCAGGATCATTGCCATTGGCGGCAGCGTTGCCCAAGGTGTACTGCGGACTGGCCTTTATCGCGTCCTCAGCCTCTTTTTGACGACACTGAATAGTTGCCGCCTCACGCAAAGTGGCGCACTGGATAGCATCACCGTTACAACTAATCTGGCCGCATTGACCGGCGACCGAAGAATTCCGGCACATGTTCAACTCAGGATGCTGACGACAAAAATCGTCGTCAGGCTTATCCGGCTGACCCTGCTTACCACCCGGAGTAAGACCTGTTGTCGTCGTGGTGCTGGACGACTTACTACCATCCGGCCCCTCAGTCTCGACCGTTTTAGTAGTGGTCTTGGAACCATCGCCGTTATCACGGGTGCCGGTCGTCGTCGTAACCTTGTTTCCCGACGCATCTGTCGTCTTTGTCGTGGTTGACGAAGTAGGCCTTGCATCAGACGGAGCGCCACCATTAGCGCCAGTCGGATTAGTACCGGAGCCGATGCATACCGGCGTACCACCAGAATCTACCCCCCCCTGCGTTGAACCAGCAGGGCAACTTCCATCTGGACCAGCTTTAGTAGGAGGCATCTGAGTGCCAGTCGAACCAGTACCTTTGGGACCAGAATCGGGAGGCGTCCCTTGCGGCGCGGTCTGCCCGTTTGACTTGCCGGTATACGTGCAGAAAATATCCTGACCACCATCATCCGTATGAACACCCCAACACTCTGGAACACCAGTAGGCCTACCGCCACCAAGACCGCAAGAAGGGCTCGACGACGGCACAGGAGGCTGAGTACCGGGATCCGGAGGCACATCACCCCTTTGCGACGAATGGCCGACATAAGCATTCCACGAAACCTCCCCACCTGCGGGAGTCGAGCAAGGTTTAGGTGGTGGCATACCGCACCCTCCAGTAGGTTGACGAACTTCCCCACGCCCGCAATCAGCCTTCGTAGTAGAAGTAGCCTGACCACACGCCCCGAACGTGTCAGGAGCGCCCGGGTAAGCCTTCCACGAACAATTGCAGTCATAGCTACCATTCGCAGCCTGAGACGCACCTGTAGGCGTTTTCCCGGACATCTTCGCAATACCTAATGCACACGATGCCGAAGCCGAAGACGAAAACGTATCACTCGGGAAGTTGTAGTGATACCAGACCACCTCCGCCGACGCCGAACCGGCAACGAACAGCAGCAAAAACGACATAAATAATTTCCGCATCACGTTCAGTCCGAAAAGAGAATCCACCAGATACCCAAGTAGGTCACCAACAAAACAAGCCCCATACCTCACCCCATAAAAAAAGGAGCGCAAAAGCGCCCCTTAGACCGTCCAGGCGCTAGCCCTTACATCGCAGCGCGAATGAGCTTAAACGCCTTGATACTTGCGACGACACCGGTATATGCCGCACCGACCACCACAGCAGCCGCACCAGCAGCGGTGATAGCAGCCACGATGGTCGTGGTGTCGATACCGTCAGCCGCGTAAGCGGAAGTGGACGCAGCAGCCGCACCAGCGACCGCAACACCTGCAACACGTTTCAGAAACTTATTCATGGTTTACTCCTTGTCTTCATGTTTGATAGAGATCGCTCTCGAAATCGCCTTCCATCCCCAAGCGACCGCCCAAACCCAACCGATGTTCAGGCTAATCACTTCGGCATCCCGGATGCTCATGTTGCCGAGCTCACGCCAAGCATTACTCGCACCCGAATCAACCACGTAGGCGCACGTGGAGATATCCGATACAGAGGGGTCAAGCGCAAGCAGCAAAGTCCCATCATCCTGCCGGACCACCTTAGCGCAGACCCCCATGATTAAGCAGCCGCCGGAGCCTGCTTACCAGCTTCGCGCTGCAGCGGCTTAATGCTCGTAACAACCATCGACGTCTTGCTACCAGTGCTCTTCTGAACGACACCGATCTCTGCGATGAAGGGGAAGCTGTTGTGCTTGATGCCATCGATCAGCTTCGAACCTTCGCATTTCATCTCCTGGGTGCAAACGCCCCACGAGTTTTCCCCGCTCAACTCGACATCCGTAAAGATCTTGCCGCTATCGATGTCCTTGCCATCGAGATTGCCGCGAAACAGCTTAGCGCCGCGAATAGTGACCTTAGCCAGCATTTCCATGTGATACCCCTTCATCATTCGGCCCTGGGTCGTGAGGGCCGTACACGTGCCTTGCCAAGGCGGTTTTATGCATCGATGCCGGGATGCCCGTCACCCTGATATCAGCTATCAATGCGGCGAAGTCTTCGTCATAGAACTTGCAGGCCTGATCGAGTGTCTTGCCGTACTGATTGCGCATATGGCGCACCCTACGCGTCAACTCGTCTTCATGTTGCCTTTGCAGCGTAGGAATCTTGCGGGAAGCCGCCTCAATGAAGCCTTCCAGCGCCTTATGAGCCCCCGCGAAATATTCGGCAGTCTTCAAGATCACGTCATGCGGAATGACGCGATTCTTGTTATGCAATTCGATCTCGATCCGGAGCCAATTGCTCTCCTGGTTACCAAGCTGCTTGCCCTTCTCGTAGGCCCGCACCAGCTTGCCCGAGGCACGACGCCCAATTTCAAACGTCCTGCCCAAACAGCCACGTGAATTCAAGTCCCCTCCTTCGTGCCGGTAATACTTCGGAATCCGACCGCCAGCATTGAACTGCCCGGCGAAATACATGTCCTCAACTTGCTCCAGGGAGTACTGGCCATCCAGGAAGTCCACCGCCAAATCGCACCTTGTGATTCGCGCATCGAGGTCCTGCAACGTCGCATAGACCGCTTGCCAGTCTTCGACCACCGCACAACCTGTACCGCTCAGATCGACACACATCGTGCCGCCGACGTTATCGCCACCACAGGCCACAATCGCCAGCCGCACCGCCTCGCCATCGATCAGCGCCATCACATCGTGACTCGTCTGATAGCCGTGAAGGCCCCGCTTGCTCTGCACCATCGTCACCTGGATCGGAAACCAGAGCTTGAAATAGAGGGACAACTGTTCCAGGGCATGAGAGATCGGCCCGGAAGGTAGGAAGGTAAAACGGAGCCAGTCAACGATGACGCCGCTGTCAGCGGTCCTGCTGGGACTTTCACCCCGTTTTACAGTACGGGGTGAAGCGGCTACGCCGCCCCCCTCGCCTCGCAGGGCTCGGCTTCGGGCTGCGGCTGCACCGCTCAGGCCCATCACTTCGAAACTCCGAGAAAGGCCGCAACCGCCGCGCCGGTATGTGCCTCGGCCAGATGCTCGAACACCTGCCCCCAGGCCGGGTCCTTGCGCAGTTCGGCGCGCTCCTGGTCCATCCACCAGGAGATACGATTACCGGCAGCGGCATGAGCGCGTACACGCTGAGCCACATTGTGACAATTAGAGAGAAAGTCCTGTTGACCTGTTGCCGGTAAACCAATAGGATGCGTCAAAGTATTCACCTGTGGATGTATTCAGGTGTGGACATTAGTATTCATCCGTTGACTTGTCAATAGGTAACCCCCATGCGCAGCCTGAAATATTTAGAAATGCTCAAAGAGAAGTACCGTCTGAACAGCGCGACCGCCGTTGCAGTAAAGCTCGGCCTGTCGAAACAAGCAGTCAGCAACTATCTCAACGCCAACCGAGTAATGGACGAGAACACCTGCTTGGCCGTCGCGATGGCCTTGGAGCTAAGCGAGCACGAAACGATGCAACTGCTTATGGCAGCAGGCATTGATCGTGCCGAGAAAACGGGTCAAGAATCGCTGTGGACGGTTTTTTCGCAGCGGATGGCGACGGTGGCAGCTAGCGCCCTCCTGGTTGTCGGTGTCACTGGATTTTTGACACCGCAAAATGCGGAGGCCAGCACCTATAAGGCCTACTCTGCCGCCGAGGCACCGGGTCAATCTATATTATGTCAAATGGCATAA